CCGCTTCCTCTTAAAAATCTTCGAGGGTTCACAGTTGCGGGCATGCGCCCAATACACGCAAACGGGTTTTCTCACGGCTCTATCCTTTCTGTTGGTGGAGCTCTCATTATGCCACCACCGGGCAAAATGTCCAATTGTATTTTTCTATCGGTCCCCGTCGGTCGATAGTGCTTCGGCCAGCTCCGGCCATGGCATGCCACGATTCGGCCACGTGCGCAGCGGGGCGTATCGCAGGCCGTGCTCGGCAAGGGCAACAGCGTCCCGGCCATGGTAGAGATAGATTTTCCCCGGCTTGGCCAGCGTCCCCTTGTATTGGATCAAAACAAAGCAGGGACGGCCCTTCATGGCGTGACGGGTCAGGAAAGCAATTTGATGGGGCCGCAGCGCAACTTTTAACCCGCGCTCGACCACCTTCAATTCAACGGCAACAAAGCGCGAACCGATCCCCATCAAGCAATCAGAAATCCCCAGGTTTACCCGATTTTCGATGCGCTCAATATCCACGCCCAAGGGCTGCAACCCCTCGCGCACACGCAAGGCGAACGCAGCTTCAGGACCGGCCATCGTCGGGTCCCAGATCGTTGTCCCGTTCAAAGATATCGGGGGCAGGTTCCGCCACGGGAGGGACAAATTCAGGGTCTCGCTCACGGTCTATGCTCTCGATTACTTCGCCGCTTTTGGCGTCAATGAGAGCAGTCGGGGGAGGCCCGCCGTAGAGCTTGCGCAGCTCGTCGAGCTTGCGCTGCACTTCTTCTTTCGACATGCTGTCGATGGTCCCATGGCGAATCTCTTTCCGTTCAACGTAGATTGTGCCCAGGGCCTGCCCTCGGCGGTACTCGGCCTGCACTGCAGCAGCATACGCACCCGCCTCGAGGGCCTTGTCCCGGATCATCTGCAAGTCACGCATGTGCCGCTCGTAGCTGGTGTTGTATTTCGAGTTCAGCTGCGCTCGGTATTCCTGAATCGCAGCCACCACGTGCGGGTTGATCTCAGGGTTGGTCAGCTTCCACGCCATGACGGAGGCGGAGGTCTCAGTGTACCCAGCGCGGATCGCCGCCTCTTTCATCGTTACCCGGCCATCGCCGGTCACCAGCTCGGTGACGAACTTCCATTCCTTGGCGTTTAGGGTCTTGCGCTGCTTGCGCAGCGGGGCCACTTCCCGGGACATTCGCGTGCGTGCCTTGTCCGGCGTCACCGGTGGGACGTTCCAGACATCCTTTTTTGTCACGTCAAGTGCTCCGCCACAGCCGCCAGCCCCCATCGACTCGGCGCAGGGAGAATGTCCAGCCAGGGCGGTGGACCTTCACAAACCGGATCGACGCTACCCGGGCCGACTCCGCCTGCTTCTTGTCGGTGAACAGGATGCTATCCCCTCGCTCCATCTCATCAAACGGGTACTTCGTCCGGGTCTCCGGCATCTCGATTCCTGCTTCAATCTGTAACACAACTACACCCCGCAAATGTTGCACGAATTGTAAAGGCCGTACCATCAAAAGTCAACCCATTACGCCTCAACCCCCACGTCACCGCAATTCCCACCCCAAAAACAATCCGAGGTCCCCCTATATACTTTTTCAGCCCAACAACGAAAAATATTTTTCAAAAAAGCATCTCGCGGATCTCCCCTGAAAATTACGCTTTTTTTTTGAGCAGTAATGAAGTGAAATGCTCTGGAAGCCGCATAAACATTGATTTATTACGTCTATTACGTCATTACGTCTAATTTCACAAAAAAAATTTTAAAAACATACTCGACCCTAAAAAGTTCTATAGGGTTCTCAAAAAATGCATAACACCGTGGTCCGTTATGCACGATCCTGTATATACCCTCCATCCACATAGGGAAACTACCTATGTTTTTCTCAACTTTTCGCACGCATCCGTATTGACAAGTAGCCCCACGTAGCATAGACTAAATGCCCTAACCACTAGATATCCACAGAAAGGAGAGCTAAATTATGAGTACATTTGAGACTCAAGCGCAGATCAACCAGCATGAGGAGGCGTTGCGAAATGCCAAAAAGCTCATGACACTATGCCATGAGAACTTCGAGCACCCGGTCGATGCTTTGATGGCCATGGTCCTCGGTTCGGCGACCTTGGCGCATGGTATTGGGATGACGCTGCCCAGTTTGCTGGAGGGCATTGAGGCGGCATACAGCGATCTTTCAACGCAAGGAGACGAGCATGGCACACACTGAACGACAGATTCCGATTGACCCTCGGTCCACGGTCCTGGGGCCTCGCCCCCTTCACCGCTCTACCCGCCCCATCCCCTACGACACTGGCAAGGTGAAGATTGGCAGCCGGTATGAGCCTGTTTTTCACTGGACCCCGAGTGCTGACATGTACCTGCTGCAATCGGCGCTCCTGGAGGCCCGTCCGAGCTACTGGGAGGGGTGTGTGGCGCGTTTTCGCAATCTGTTGAAGGTGGTGGGATCATGAATCAAAAATCCAAGGCCTTGGCTTGTGCGGACGAGCTGGAGAAGGTGATTGACTTTCAGTCCCGTGCGTGGGACGCGGCGCGTGAGTTGCGGCGCTTGCATGGGGTGAACGCTGAACTGCTGATGGCGTTGCAGACCATTTTGGACATGGCCCTCATGGGCAGGGACCATTGGGCAAAAACCATTGAGGTTGAAGCGCATGCCGCCATCGCCAAAGCAACGGGGGAGACCAAATGAAAGCTATTGACAGGCGCATGAAAAAGCTCGTGGTCCGTGATCTGCGGCGCGTAGCACAGAACTGGTGGGACAAGGTGGACCTCAGTGAGAACCGATTTGAAACCCTTGGTCCGTGGTCCTGTGGCATTTGTTGGGAGATGGCACCTCACCGGTTCGACCTAATCGACCAGGATAACTTGGCACGTCAGCGGCAGGTGTATGACGTTTTCTATGAGGAAATGCGGATTCACATTCGTTCCAGCAGTGGGTATTTGTGCCCCGAGGGCACGCGTTGGGACCAGCGTGCGATGTTTTGTCTGTTGCTGGCTGAGAGCATTGAACAGGAATTGAGAGGGCAATTATGAGCACCCCTGAGCACAACGATTTGGAATGGTTGGAATATGAATGCGATGAGTTGGGAGTGGACCTGAGTTGTTTCTTTGAGTACGAGCCTGAGCAAGTGGGTTCGCGGGAGTTTGGCACGGGTTTGAAGATGGAGCCGGACTATCCGGCGACGTTCACGCTGATGCACGTGTATCTCCCGGGTTCGTCCGTGGACATCTCTCCGATCATCTCGGTTGGGTTGCTGGACGAGATCGAAGAATATGCACAGGAGGTGTTCCCCAAGCGTTGGCGGGAAAACCGTGATGCGGATTTGGAAAGCGTCGCTTACGATCGCTGGTTGGATCGGCAATGAGCGAAATTCGACCAACCATGCAGCGGGGCAACCCACGGGGAATGGAGAAGATGAACCTTGGTTCGCGGTCCCAGCGTGAATTCATTGAGTCCCAGGCCCTGGACATCTTTGCGAGCATGACCAATGGCGGCTGCACATTCCAGCAGGCTTTGGCGGCGGTGTATTTAAGTGGCATGAGCGTTGGTGCCCATGTATTGAAGGAAAAATCATGAGTGAAATAACCAAAGAAGAGATGGCCCGCATGAAGGCCGACGCCAAGGCAATGACCGAGGCGATGACGGACGCAATGATGAAGGTCTCGAAGGACAAGCGCATTTGCGTGCTGTCGTCAACGAAGGTTGCGGCGGGGATGGCCCGGGCGGCGAACATGGACATGCACAGGGCGATCCACCTGTTCATGTCGTTCTACAAGGATGCGGACGAGCACTTCAAGAAAGCAGGGCAGTGACATGTTGAACCAGGGAAATTGTGAGGATTGCCGGTATTGGTCCGAGATGCTTGCTTCGGCGGATGCGGCGGACGTATCGGCGGCGTGCTTGAATCCGAAGTCGCGCAATTTCAAGCGGTACACCGTGAGCCGTGTCACGTGTTCCGAGTGGCGGGACGGGTCACGCGGGGCTATTGATCAACCGGGGATGAACCCGTACCAGGGGGATGACTGATGACAAACTGGAGTGACGCGCCTGTCAAGGGCGAGGGCATGGGGGTGG